CCACACCACCGTCTGACAGTATAAGGCTTGCGATGCCGGGGAACCTCCTTCCCAAAGATTGAGCACTTTCAATTCATCAAATTTGTTATTCGCATTCGTCGCAGTCGGGATCGATTCATTCGCCGTGAATGGTACCAGCACCCCTGCCCCAGCTGTTTCCAAATGCTGTGCAGCGTCATCGACCAGCTCCCACAGCAAAATATCGTCAATCCATAATCTCTGAATTGCATCCGCGCCAAGGTCTTTATTGTTCGAGTAGAACTGAATGAAGTGCCACGTATCCGCCGAAATCAATCCCGAACTGTGAGCCGTAAAATCGTGCCGGGTATCTGTAACCGTTTCATCCGGCCATGTCAGCTCATACCCGGTGTGCGTCGTACCCCCACCATGCTTGAGCCGAAGCTCAACGTAATTTATCGTTTGGTCATTGCCTAATCGAAATAACAGCAAGCCATCCGACGTTGTCGTGAAATCAAATCCAGTTGGAAAATAGAACCAGCCCCCAAACCAAACCTGCCCGTTAAACAGAATTTGCGTTGAAGTCGTCGGAACAATATCTCCACCAAACGTACCGTCAGTCGGATTATCCGGTGTACCCGTGGCCCCTGACTGTATTCCGATCTCGGCAGAACTACGTTTATCAATTTTCTTGATAACGACATTTGTATCGCAGCCTCCGGGGTCCGCAGACCCCGGCTCCCAATCAACCTGCTCAGCAATAATGTTGTTGACAGGAAACTTCGGCAAAACATGAATATCAAAATCCAAATCAATATCCGGCGTCCACTGATTCGAACCCTGCCCTGACCCTTGCCCTTCGCTTGCTGGAAACAAATCATCCGGTATATTCGCAGTCACCGTAATCGTTTCTGCTCCACCCGTTGACAGCCCATCGTAATTCGCTTCAGCCCAACCATGCTCGTCCGTAATTATGATCTGAGGAGCGACATCCCCCACACCCTCATCCGAAAACGTTATCTCTACGCCAGCCACGCCCTCACCAGACGTCCCAATAGCTCGGGTGAATATGCGGACCACCGATCCTGTTCTCGGCTCTCTAACGGCCACTGGTTGCTGTAGCGTATTAACAATCGGTACCGGGTTAAACCCGTTTATAAACGAGACCTCAGCGCCACCCGCCTGTGGCAAAAAATCCATAATCAAATAACGATGAAAATGCCGGTCATACCCATACAATCTTGATTCGTGAGTTGACCCTACTCGCTGCGGACGATGCTTCGTTACATGAACAGCCTGCCCATTTAGATAATTGAAAAGTAACTGCACACCAGTGTTCGAAACTATGATGCCGTAGGGGTGCTCCATAGCAACAACGTGATGCACAAGTCCGACACCATGTATCCTCGTTACTTCGTCCCACGGATCGTCAAAGTCCCAAGTAGGCACCGTTCCTTGCGGCGCTCCCGTTACAGCTGCCAGCGTGGTGGTTCTACCTATTGGATCAAAAGCCTGCTGTCTTTGAAACCCAGCAAGCCCACCGTATTTCAGTAGTGGCTGAGTTGGGGTCATCTGAAAGCCCCGTTTCTGACCGCTACGAATACCCCACGGTCGTAATGATCCGACGTTAATATCACCAACATACGTTTGCCCATCGCGACCCTCACGCATGACATCCAATGACAAATTTATACCAAGCCCGTCCTGCGATTCCAACCTGCCCAACGCCTCTCCACTAAGGCCATCCCATCGAAAAACAGACCATCGAATATCACAGGGATCACCAGTGTTCAGATGCCGTGACCACAGGCAATACGCTACCCCACTTGGGGCCGTATCCGTTTGGTACGAAAAAATACTGTAGTGGTTGTCCGCCAACTCACCATTGGCAATGTTCGCAAGGAAAATCGGGGCGCTCAAAGCAACCGGCTCACTTTGATATGTCAGTCGATAGCCCATCAGAAAGTCACGCTCGCTTGAATCGTCGGGTCAACTCCACCTGTCAACAGCGCCCGATATTTAATTTCTGCCACACCGTTTTCATCGGTCGTACTCTGAGGAGCAGTTGGCCCAATCAGATCACCGTTGCCCACCGTAATACTCCAATCGATAAATCGATCTGACACACCATCACCCGCATCATCCGTCAACGTAACTTGAATCGTACTCACTCGCCCCTCTGTAATCGGAGTCAGCGCAATCGGCGCACTCAGCGCATCAACCTCAAGTTCATTTGCCCAAATCCGCATTTCCTGATTGCCAGTGTTCTCATGCAACGAAATGAAAATGTCGAATCTCGGCGAATAAACTAACGTCTCACATGATATCCCCAGCTCCCTGCGGGGCAATACCTCCACCCTTCTCTGCCAATCGTAAGTCATGAGCGTTGAGATAGAATCATTGTTGTACATATACAGCAGAGAGTCTCGCCCCGGCAACGATCTTTTGTGGATACCCGGTGTCGGCGGGGTTGGGCTAAAGGTATGCTCAATCGTCATATCAGCTTGAAATTCATCAAGGGCAGCGGAAGCCAACTGAGCGTTATTCCCCGGCGCAACTCCCCACTGCAAAAACCGATCAGGCAATCGAATCAAATTATCAGCGGTCCAGCCAGAATCAGTTACTGTTTGCTCCGGCTGATACGAGCCAGTCCACGGCTCAAATGTGTACTGAATCCCTGTGCCAAACGAAACTATGCCGCTCTGAGTTATATAATCATACCCAGCGCCACTAGGAGCAACTCCCCCCACTGTCTTTGATCTGACGTAAAAAATTCCATCCAGATTGATGACAATAGTCGATCCCGGTCCCGCTCTCGTGCCGTACCCAAGAATCTCGCAATACCCAACAAGAGCATGATCGTCCAGCCAGAAAACCGTTTCCTCACGCATCAAGACATCGAAGCCAGCGGTTAACTCATCATCAGGATCAGCCGTGCAGACAATTGGCCCTTGCAATAATTTAAGTACCATATTCCACCTGAATCGTAACCAACGTATCCACCGTCCCCGGACTATACGTTGCAATTGCTTGGCCCTGATCATCCGTCTCTTCACCGATCACATTCAACGACCCATCCCCTGAAATAATCGACCAATCAACCGTTTTATTCGGCTCCCCAGTAAAAACTAAAAGTGACGTACCCCCCACTTCCACGCGCAACGGTGTTGCCGATATCCCCGCCTCCTGAACAATTATCGTCCTCGGCATCTGAGCAGAATCGCCGTCCGTTGCTACATGAAAAAAATCAATCTCTGTGTCGTCGCCATGACTCGATCCAAAGCCCACCCAGCCAGCCGCCGTATGCGTGCCATCGGTAACTTCAGCCATCCAATTGCTCGGACTCTGAGTCCCATACTCCCAGATGCGAGCTTTGAGCTGATCACCGATGCACTGAAATTGTAGCCAGTACCACGTGAGACTCACAATCGTCGGCACAGTGAGCGTCGCAAGAATAGACTCCACTCCGGCGCTTACCTCGGTAACCTCCATTTCACCAACAACCGAGGTGTCCCGAAATACGTATGAGTCCTCTGTCCCTTGTGGCCCACTGGCACGACACACCACCACAAAGCTGTCGTCAGCAATCGGCCCAGTCAGATATTGAAACAGCATAAGAATATCGGTATCAGCAGACTGGTGCTCGGGCAGATCGAATCGATCCCATGTTAAAAGCGATGAATACCCACCAAAGTCGTTGCCATTTTCCGTGTACAGAACGTTCGGCCCGACGTTATTTCCGCCAGTTGGCAAATCAAAATAAACGGCATCACCAACCCCATTCCAGCGGCGCGTCCAATCAGGCGGAGCTTCATTTGCCGCCGCTCGAATCGGGTCATAAAATGTCTGCGCTAAGAACCCCATTATCGCGTCGCCAATATGCGGCCAAACTCACGCTCAAGAACATCGCGCATCATTGAGTTCAGAGCGTCATCGCTGATATTCAAGACAAGCTCTGTCGGTTGCTCTGACCGCTGTTGGCCCGATGCGCTCGCGCCCGCCCTAAGCTGAGCTGCCGATGGTGGAGAACCCACCTGACCGCCTTCCTGAAAGCGTCTCCTCGGCGGTTTCGTGATCGATAATCTTCGTTCCACATCAATTCTCGGCGCGACGCCACGGTTAATTGCCTCCATCATTTGCAAACCATACTGCTTCACCGACTTGGCTTTCATGATGTACTCACCATCCGAAAGCAACGCCGGAATCGAATCGCTAGTGCTCGTACCCGGACCCCGTACACGTCCCCCCGGCCCTGATCCTTTCGCCAGTTTTAGAACGCCTCCACCAGCTGCTTTTGTAAATTTTACTGGTTTAACAAAGCCCCCATCAGCTGCTTCTACAAGACCACCCTGTGCTCCCCCCGGCACTGATCCACCGACACTTCCCACAAGCGACCCAAACAACGACTGGATCAATTGGTTAGCCAGCCGCTCAGCGATCAACCGAAGCACCGCTGCCCTCAAGCCCTGTATAAATTTATCAGCCGACTCAGCCAGATTATCGAAACCGTCCAACAAGTCCTCGAAAAAGTTGGCCAGCTCGCTTTCCAGAATTACCACAAGTCCCTGTTCGAATTCGCTCAACGACGTCTGGGTTTTATCCAGCTCTTCCCGTAGGTTCGCCAGCAACTGTAGCAATGCAGGGTCTTCCGGGGCTGTTTCCAACAACTTCTCAACTGCCGGTATCAAGAAGTCTTCGATTACAGCAGCTGTCTCCTCTGCTTCATCACGCAACCTACTTTGGGCTTCCGCCTGCGTAAGAACACCCGCAGCAAGCTGAGCGTTTATCGCAACCTGCTTTAGAGCTAATTGAGTTATCAATCGATCAAATGCTTTCTCGATCCCCTCGATACTGCCTTCCGCAAGGTCTCTTGCAATCGCTTCAATCTGAGCTTTAGTGCGTATGCCGATTGCCGCAAGCCTTCCCTGAATCGTGGTTTCAGTCGCATCGAAGGCCAATTCGAGCACTTCAATTTGAGCATCGACTAAAGCCAACGTCGCCGCTGAAGACCTCGCAGTCTCACTCTGTGACTGGGCGTCTGCTAAAAGTTTCTCTTCATCAATACCTGCCTTAATAACCGCAATTTTCGCATCAGTAAGATTCCGGGCATTAAGCAACTGCAACTTCGCAAGGTCTGCATCAGATTTGAGCTGAGAGTTAAGAATACGCTCTCGCTCTGACGCGAATTCCTTTTCATCGATGATTCGTTTTTCGAGCTGCTCTTCCAAATCAGCCGTAAGCTGTTCGTTCTCTGCCCGTAGGATGTCAGCGCTTGCCCGTGCCTGAGCTTCATCTAATCGACCCTGTGCCGACGTAATCTGTACACCAGATCGAGCCGCAGCTACCTGTTCTGCTCGGGACAATTTAGCGTCTGCATCAGCTGCTTCCTGCGCTGCCAGCAACGCTTCCGCGTCCTTCACTTCCTTTACTAAAGCCAACTGCGCTGCAATGTTCTCTAGGGCTTGCTCTTGCGTTGCGAGCCTAGCTTGAGCAATCAATAAACGTAACGAATCCTGTGCTTGCAGCTGCGCATTTGTTATTACTTGCCCTTCAGCTCCAGCGTGTGCAGCTCCCGCCGCTGATTCATCAAAACTAAATTGTCCAGTCTCAGGATCGAACGCATCCAATGATCTCTCAAGCCGACCAATCTCAGCCCGAAGTTCAGCCGCAGCCAAGCCCGCAGTAAGGAATTGACCGTCTAGGTTTGCCAACCCCTCTTCGGAAATATCGATGTTGGCAATGCTGATCTCGGACTTCTCACCCAAAATCTCAAAATTTCTTTGAGCCAGTTCCAGTTGCTCATTAAGGTCCGCAACCTTACCTACCTGCTCCGAGATATCGCCTTCGGTCGTAAGCACTTGTGCTACAACACCCGCACCACCAGCCTGCTCATCTCGTAATCTTTTCAGGTCAGCAATGGCCAACTTGACCTGAATCCGCAGCTGCGAAACTTGAGTTTTCGCCAGCTCTAGTGCTTTGATTCGGTCAATCTCAGACAGGCTATTAAAAGCTCTAATCGCCTCGTCAACCGTTTGCGTGGCTTCCGCTAACGACTCTTCCATTTCATCGGCGCTGTCACGGAAAAACAGGAACGCAGTAATGACCAGCCCGATTGGACCCAGCAACCCGCGCATTGCCACGCCAAGAGCTTTCACACTGAACGTTGTCGCTGTCAACGCTACTCGCGTGGCTCCCAGTGCTTTGCCAATAGCAAGTATTCGAGTCTTCGATGCAAGGAAAAGTTTGCCCAATAGCCCGAAAGCAAGCGTAGCAGTGCCGATTATAGTGACAAACGCTCCAAACTTGAGCGTCAACTGAGCGATAAATATAGCGAGATCATCGTTAGCCAATAACTGCTGGAAGGCAATTGCCAACGCGCTAACTTGCGCAACGAGTGGCTCCAGAACCGGGATCACCGCCTCACCGAGTTGAGTAAACGCATTGCTTACCCGAACAATAGCCTGCTCAAGCTGAACCCCAAAAGATTGCTCTATAAGGGCCGCTGCCCGAGCAGCTGCGCCAGAAGCCTCTTCCTGTGCCGTCAATGCTTGGGTGAATCTACCTGAAGCCTTACCGGTCAACTGCAAGATTGCTTGCACGCCTTCAATCGAGCCGATCAGTTTGATCAACTGGGCCTCGCTGCCCTTCGATGCTTTCCTGATCCGGTCGAATGTCGCTTGAAGGCCAATCTTCGCAATAGCCTCTGAGACGCTCGCAAACTCGCCCAGCGCTTCGTTGACTTCAGGGGTATCACGAGCAAGGCCCTGCAATGCAGCTCGAATCTGCGTCGTTGCTTGCGCTGTCGGAGTACCTGACAGGGTGATCGTCTGGATCGCAGCGTTCAGTTCAGTGAATTCAACACTCAGGGCAGATGCCAACGGTGCAGCTTGAAACAGGAAACTGGACAGTTGATCGATGGTCGTCGCACCACCCTTGACTGTCGTGAATAGGGAATCGGCTACCCGAGCCGCGTCAGTCCCTTCCAGATTGAAAGCATTCAAGACTGTCGCCAGTCCAAACGTGGCTGTCTCTACATCCGCAACGCCCGCACGGGCCAACGTAAGGGCCACAGCGAGACGTTCATTTGCGTCAGCACCAACCTCCGCACCAGTAGAGATCGTCTGGTAGAGAGCAGCAGCGACCTTGCTACGGTCAACTCCGAACTCGTTCGACAGACTAATAACCGAGTCACGTAACTCTTCGTTCGCTGTCGTAGTCGCCGGGACCAATGTCTCGATCTCAGCTATCTGGGTTTGGAATTCTCCTGCGGCCTTTGCAGCCAACAAGAATGGGGTCGCAATCGCCACACCAATAGCGGTAATCTTTTTGCCCGCATCGGCAATGTTGTCAAAGCCTTCCGCCGCCTCGTCGGCTTTTTTCTTGGTTTCTTCTAGCTCTTCGTTAAGGTCTTCGACGTCATCAGTGAGTTCATCGATGTCAGCATCGCCCAACTCTTCCGCTGCCAACGCAGATTCTTTGAGGTTTTTCTTGAGCTTAGTGATTCCCGCCTGCGCTTGATTGCGCAGCTTGATCAGGATATTCAGTGTCGAGTCAGCCATCCGTCAGTTCCTTAATGTAAGCCTTGAACCCCTTTTTGTCAGCCCATGCAGCAGCCCTGACATTGACAGCGAACGCGGCTCGTTCAGTATCTACACGTTTCCTAGCCAACTCGACTAAACTGATTAACCTCCTGATCGGATAGCGAAGCACCTTTTCGTAGTCATGCCCATTTGCGATTAGGAATTCTGCGCCTTCGGCAAGTCCGTTGGCCCACCTTTCAAGGCTGTTGTCATCTTGCCGATGTCCATCTTGTTCAGTCTCCCGACGCTTTGTAGGAGACTTCCGGCCAGTTTTCCCAATGTCTCAACGTCCAGCGAAGACAAATCCCATACCTCCTGAATGGCACGGAGCTGTACGCCCACCGGTAGTTTCCGAACCTTCTCTTCCAGTTCGTGCTCATCAGCAGCGTACGCTATTGCTGCCGCCACAAATGCAGGGAACTCCTTCAGTATGATCTCAAAGTCCGTCCCTTCCGGTGACGCAAACATCGACTTCAACGCATCTGTGTGATTCTCCAACAACAGAACAACATCCTCTAACGAAAGCCCGCGCACCTGAAAATTATGGTCGCCCGGACATTCGATCTCTACCTTACGATCTACAAGGTCTCTCAAGCTCATTTCTCAACTCCCATCTCTGTTAAAGCAAGGGGGCTGTCCAATTGATTGGACGCACCCCCCGTTCACTTACCCGCTTACGTTACCGTAGGCGTTGCTGTGATCTTGAAAAACTTCGATCCAGCTGCCCGCGTCGCATCCGAGAGCGCGTTGCCCTCGATTGCCATCTGCGCAATCTCGTCATTGATCAAAGCCAACTCGGCAAGCGGCGTAATTTCCATCTTGAAAATGTCAACCGTAACCGGGTTATCCTGATCCGCCGTATTCAGACCGTGGAACCGTGCCCAGCGAACCGGGTTAGCACCAACTGTCAAAGCATCAACCGTTTCCTGATTCGGGAACGTGTAGTCAGCCTCAAGCGACTGCGTGTCCGTGATCGTACCACTCGACAGAGTTCTGAACGCGCCTGCCGCAGCATCGAGTTCATAGTCAGTGTCAAGCGTGTAAGTCACAATGCCGCCCGTGTTCGTCAAGACAAACAGCGTGATATTGATCCGATCCAACGGCGTCCACAGGTCGAAATAGCCAATCGCAACTTCAGCAGTCACCGTCGCACCGACAACATCAGCGCCAGTACCCTTCAAGGCAATGGCCAAGTTCTCAGACTCGATGGATTCCATCGTCATATTGACGGCAACACTGATCTCCGTGATCAACGTCAAGTCAACAGCACGCTGGCCGGACTGAGATTCCTTGTGCTCGAATTCCGTTACTTCGTTACCAATGGTCAACGCGCTAACGTTACCCACGGCTCTGAATCCCGAATTAGGCTCACCGGTCGTACCGTCTTTTGTTGCCAGCAACAGCACACCCTGACCGGAGAGGTAATTACTGGTTTTGTCAGCAGTAGTCATTTGCTTCTCCTAAAAGTATTTGACTCCAAGTCAGGCCACATGGCCGACCGGGTGTTAATCCTCGTCATCTTCAGACGAGTCATCCCCTGCTTCATCTTCTGAAGCCTCTTCAGATTCAGTCTCTTCGACTGGCTCCAACTCCACCGGCTCTTCAGCCTGCTCTGATTCAACAACGCCAACTTTCTTGACCTTGCCTCGATTAACCAATTTCAGCGCTCTATCAGGCGACATCGCATACACGTCTCCGACTTCCTTCAGTACGCCTGCGTACCAATGTTCCTCAACAGTCTCAACTTCAACGTCTAACGACATAGCCTTTCTCCGCTTTGGTCGGTATCTTACCGCCACCGTGGCATCACGTCAGCAACACGGTGGTCTGCCACCGCTGCACATACGCAATAACACCTTCATCCAGACTCGCCGGGGCTTCCATCACAAACGTCCATATCCTGCCAGCCTGCGATACCGGAACCTGACTGGCCCCCGTACCCGTCATAGGCTTCGTCAGTTTGATCGTATCCCGAATCTGCTCCAAAAATTCAGTCGTGTTCATCTTCACGCCTGTCGCTTTGCTAATTTTCTCTACACACTGCTGACCGCCAATAATGTAAATGTCTATCGTCACTACCGCAGCCAAACCCGTCTTACCCTGATTTCGATCATCGCTTATGGCACTCATGTTGTTGTACACAACGCCAATCGCGGGGAATGAGAGCTTCACCTGCTCGGTCAACAAATCATCGCCATCGTACATATAGATGATTTTGTCCTTGATCGCAGTGACCGTTGCCATCTTCGTCGTGATGTCAGTGATCAGCTCGCTTATGATGTCGTGTGCCATTACTTGATCTTATCCAGTAAGCGATTCAGCGTTGCCGCCGCAATAATCGAAGCAGCCTCTGCGTCACTTTTGTTCACACCCATGAACGCTCGCACAGGTTGCCCCATTTCACCAAACTGATGCGTTCGAGCATACGGCACATCCGTCGAAATCTCACCCACCGTGTTTTTCTTTCTCGCGAACTGGATCGAATGAAACAACCGCCCAGTATCAAACAGCGTACCACCGCCCCGCCCTTCTTTCTCACGTCGGATAGCAGCAAACGAAGGTTTCCACGGCTTGCCGTCAGGATCGACCTGTTGCAGAAAGCGTTTGCGAATTCGGTCCAGCGTGGTCGCGCCAACCGCATCAGTGACCTCTTGCTGTGCACGGCTTGGCTTGCCTGCAACATCCAGCTTTTTGAATAGCGAGGACAGGCCAGCAATAGTGACTTCAAATTCAACACCAGCCATTACGTCATCGGCTTCAGTGCGGAAGGCATGTACCGGATGTACCGACCAACCAATCCTTCAATCGAAATACAGCACCCCGTCGCATTCTTGTCTTTATCGTCGCAGGGCACCCCGGTATCAAAAATCGCTTTGGCTAAAAGCTGCGCAGCTTCAGTCAGCCATTCAGGAGCATTAACATAGATAGAACCAAACGCATCAGCTGCTTCTGCAAACCCGGCGTCATAAGTAACTGAGAGGAAATATCGATTGCCCGACACGATCTGGAGCGTGCCACTGAGCGCCTGATCAGTGCCAGTAATCAACACCGTGCCCTTGTTCGAATCGAGCACAAGAAACGCCGTGTTGATTGCTGCCGCTGCCGCCAGATCACCCAGTTGGTCCGCATTCTTGACCACCAGAGCGGTGACCGCAGTCGTCACAAAACCCTGACTCAAATAGAAACGCGGAAACTCTCCGACAAACGGGAACTCACCGATATCCACGTAAAACGTATCGATGATCGACGTATTCTCATCGAACTCAGTCCGAATAAACGAAATCAGGTGAATGGTCGCCGCTTCGATTGATGCCTGACATTTCGCTGTAACAGCTTCGTCAAGACCGTCAACGTCACCTAAGCCTGCGCGAATCGCGAAGTCTTCAACTGATACAAACTTTGCGACCATGCTGCCCTCATACGGTTATGCTTTCTTCGTCGTCTCCGGCGTCATCTTCGCCGTCCCCAGAATCATCGTCGTCATCGACTGGCTCGCCGTCCGCATCCAACTTCGGAGCGTCGTCATCGTCTTCTGACGCTTCATCCTCTGCCGGGTCCGGTTTGGCGTCAGCATCTTCGACAGGGATAGGGATGCCACCCTTATCGACAGATTTCTTCGGCGCTAAATGAGCAGCAGCATCATCAGCAGCTTTGCGAAAATAGGGAACATTGCGTTCGTTGCTTTGCCTTAACAAGTGCCTCCCTGTCTTAGCGTCCACTTCGTAAACGACTTTATTGCCAGCCACATCAGTGTTGTTATACACCTTGCCTTGGCAAATATAAGTTCTCGATAAAACTAATTCAACTTTCACAGCTATCTCCTCGATTAGCGCAAGGGGGGACTATGCCCCCCACTCACGCTGGATACTAGCCGATGACAGCGACGTCCGCCACCTCTACCCGACCCTGAATACTAATCACGGCGGTGTCAACTTCGGCGAAAGGAACTAACCCAGAGTCAACGATGGACACTACATTCAGAGTGCGATCAATCACAATCGTACCGTCGAATGCAACCTCCACATCGGTCGATCTGACGTAGCCAAACACCGACGCCGACTCCGGTTTGAAGTTACAGGGGACAAACAGTATGCCCGCTGCAACTTCTTCCGCTGTCGGAATGCGCACATCAACCATATTGACGTTGGCACTCGCCGACACACCACCGTAGGTCAGCGCCGCTTCCCAATCGTTATTGCCCGCCGTAATTGCAACCGTCACAGCTCGGTCGCCACCAACCTTCGAGACCAGCATTCCGGTTACGTCGTCAAGGTTAATGAACCGCCACTGACCCTGCTTCAACTGGGTCAGGTCATTTACGACACCGTTGTAATCAGCAGGGCCGCGCTCACTTGCGCCTTCGCCGTCTGCGCCTGCGCCGATTATCGCTGCCAAAGCAGCAAGGCCAATCGCCTGAGTTACCCCAATCATCGGCAGTGGGATCGTACCCGCCGTCAATGCAGTACCTTCCTGCACTTCGATAGCGTCGGTGCCAGTGACATGCGCAACAATGGTCGTGCCAGCAACACCGCGATAGAAACTTACGTCCCAATCGGTCGCGCTGTTCACCTTGATGTGCGTGACGATTGCGATCTCCAACGTGGTCGCCACGTACTCACCGACTACAAACGCATAGTCAGCCGGGTCAATTGCCAACTGGGTAATCTCTCGATCCACGTTATTCCAGAACGTCAGAATATCGACCGTCGAGTCGGTACTCAGATCAATGATTTCATAAATGTCATCATCGCCATCGGCAGCTAAGCCAACGGTAACAACCTCCCGGTCAACGAACACGCCGGTCGTCAGTAGCGTCGCCTGAGCAGGGGTGCCCAAACCAACAGCCTGACCGGCAACCATGTGTGCGGCACCTTTGTTCGTGTGCACATCGAGAAACTTGAAAGGATTTTTCGTAGGCATATCGGTCTCCTATTACGCCCTAATCACTTGCCGAGCACCATGCTCAGCACATTTTTTGTCCAATTGATTGGACAGGACTGAACCCTAAGCGCCCCGGACGACACTGCTGTCGCCCGAAGCATACTCAGGTTACTTCTTAGCCGAGGTTGATGTACTTGACTACGGCCTCTTCCTCTTCGAACTTGAAGTCCATCCGCATCGTCAAGACGATGATATACACCCGAGCACTGATGTCTTTGTCAGTCTCGATATGGATGTCCCTCTGGATGCCAAAGATCATGTTCAGCGGATTGAGCGTTAGCCCATTCGTAGCTGGCATGAGAGCTGCGGCATCAACCTGCACGCCGAATCCGAACACGGGGGATGTGCCCTGAATCTGCGCGTCGCCCAGAGCCGTCTCGCGATTCGCCAGAGAATCCCGATAACCGATTTCGTTATCGACACTGACAAAGTGACGCATGGCCGGACGATTCCGCAGGTACTGATCAGGCATCGCCTGAAGGCCCTGCTTCCACGTGTCTTTGCTGATTTCGGCTCCCACCAAATCAACAACGTTCGAGGTGGACTGAATCAGCCAACCATCGAGCAGAGCGAGATACGGGTCGCCTGCGCCAGTGTCACCAAGCAGAGCAAGCTCTTCAAGGTCAAGCGCAGCACGCTCGGCAATGAGAGTCATGATCGTATCTCGGATTCCACCAGATGTCGGCGTACCACCGGTATCAGTAGCCTGACCGATATTACCGCGCTCGATCTGGTCTTCGATTACGTCGTAAGGCAGTCGCACTTCTGCGATTACTTCCTTCGTAATCAAAAGCACCTGCTCAGTTGTCGGCGAGGACCGATCACCAACTGACAGCGCTGTATTGCTGACGGCGGGCTTCAAGATTCGACTTGCAAATTGAATCTTGTTGATCTGCCTCTGCGGACTCGACATCGTCACAACGCGGGTCTGATTGAGGATCGTGGGCTGTACCAACAGCTTACGGATGAACTGGTTTGACTGTTCGTCGTTCAGTAGGCCACCTGTTGAAAGGTCGCCAACCGCCCAGTCCGCTTTCTGCATTAAGTCTTTGTTGTCCATTTCAACTCCAAATTTTCTGAAAGTGTTACTCGTTTGCGGACGGATCGAACGCTAAGCGGCGCTCTCTAAATCACCTGCAATCCGATCCAACGAAGTTCCGCCCCAGAGCTTTTCGTCTGAGGCTTCACCCTTAGAACGATGTGTGCCAAGGCTTTGGTCGATGACCGTGTCACCACCATCGCTATTTGACGGAACAGTACCCTTAACAGCTTTCCGTGCTTTCTCTGCCACCTCAGCAGTCGCCTCGACCTTCTCAGCCAATTTGTCCTGCTTCGTTTTCAGATCATCCACGGTCTTCCGTACTCCGCTTACAGCCTCCAGAACCGGAGCTAAAGCTGCTTTAACAACCGCAGCAATATCTGGTTCACTCTCCTCACTCTGCTCAGATGACGAATCGTCACCCGATGATTGATCGTCTTTACTTACCGTTTCCTGCGACGCCGCTTCTTCTTGGCCCGCGTCTTCTTGTCCAGATGCCGACTCTTCTCCACCGTCTCCGGCGTCGTCTCCAGCGCCTGCTTCAGAGTCGCCTGCGTCCCCGGCGTCTCCGGTGTCAGCGTCTCCGGCACCGTCGTCGGATTCAGAATCCGCATTATCCCCGGCATCTCCAGCGTCATCTTTACCAGCTTCGTCGTCCCCGGCATCACCTTCTCCAGAAGTATCTTGCGAATCAGCAGCAGAATCGCCGTCCGGCGCAGGCGTCTCGTCGTAATCAGTCAACCCGAGCACGTCGATCTTGAATGCCACTTCTGGCAAATCGTCCACGAAATCGAGGATGTGCGACGTGTATGCCGTCAACAGCATCTCGATGCCGGAACGGGCAGAAGTCTGGTCGTCTGCGGTGCGCAGTACATTGCGCATTGTCTCCATCATGACTTCAGTCGCGATGGACACACCGGGCAAGAATGCCCCTTGATTAAAATTCTCAGCGAAATCAGTCCCCTCGGGGAACGGATCGAACTGTTTCTGAACCGCCTCGGAAGCGTTCAGGAATAGTCCACCCATCTCGTTGAGCTGAATGATGGTCACGTCGTCTTCGTCGTACTCGCATTGCCGCAGAATCACGACACCGTCTTTTTCAACCCGGTCATCGATCTTCAAGCCCAATTCTTTGAGCTGAGGAGCAAAATGCGCTTCGTGCTTCTGTTGAACAACGACGCCCGCTAATACGCAGCCAGTGGGTTTGGATGCCTCACCGTCCTGCTTAAACAGAGTTTGCAAATTGAACATTACCCTACCCTCCTCGGGGTCGTCTGACTTCAATACTCGAAATGGAATTCGACTGGCAGGCCGGGTGACCAGACTGATGTAATTGACATCCGCGTCTTCCATTGCGTTTGCCTTCACCTTAATTCGTCTGGTTTTGCTCATGCTGCCCTTTCGCTAATCACATTCACCTCTTCAGCAATGCTGTAGCGATGCGTGTGCCCGTTTGGTCCCGGCTCTGTAACTGTGCCCCTTACGATCTTGTGACTGTGCCCAGCATTCGTCGCCGTACTCCCACCCAAAAAATTTCCTTCATCGTCAAACCGCACTGTAAAGCGGTGCGAGTGACCATCGGCTTCGACTGTAACACCGCCGAGAACTTCTGGCACCTCAATCTCGATGACTTTTTCTTTCATCTGTACAAGGGCTTCCATCGAGAAGCCGTTAATCTCGCCAGACTTGATTGCTTCCCACATAACTGGGTCCGGCACGTGCATGCCGATTACCCACGCTTCAGGGATGTAGATCGTATCGTCTTCCCGCGCAATAAACGACTCCACAACATGCGAACCGTTGAGTTCGTGGCTGTGATTTGTGTCGCATTGATCGAGAACCTGCTTGGTCATAAACAGATGCGCCATCTTGCGAACTTCGACCGGGGTCATAAATTCGCCGTGGACATCAGGGACGTTTGGCGCGTACACCTCGCCATAAACGATTTGCAGCTCGTCGTCCGTTTTGCGGATCAAGCACTCCATGACGGGATCGTAAGACCTCCGCCTGTGCTTTGCAAATAATTGGACTAGGTTTCTTGGCTCAGCGTCTTGTCGAGGGCCTTGCGCCACTCAGTTGGAATCGCCAAACCTTTCTCGATCATGCGTAGCACCGGCTCTGTATTCGCCAGAGTACCGTTCGGCAAAATCAGTACAACTTCGTTCTCTCGATGCGTATATCGATCAAATCGTTTTAAGTCAGGCATCTACACAACCTCCACTGTCAACAGTTTAACATCGCCAGCTCTGGGCACTTTTATTATTTCAACATTCATGACCCTAAACTTGGTATTCGGGGGCAGCAAGACTTCAAACTCTTGGGTATTATTCAACATCGGCAACACCCTGTCTCCTTTCTTAGCCGTGATCTTATACAGCACCCGGTCATCAGCAGCCGTGCCACGCAACCACTCTTTAGTGAATCGTTCGCTTAATGACGTTGACGTAAATGCTGAGTCAGACATCGTTGATCCAATAAGACTGTCTGCACTGGGCAACTTCAAATTACCCCCTCGCCATAGGATTGTATCGTGCTCCAGAACTGGCCACTTCGATACCGATCTCTTCAGAGTACGGATCGTTGCTGCCGTAGCTTCTGAGACATCAGCCGCCAAACCTCGCAACGCGCTATTGATCTTCCGATAATTTATCCCGACATACTGCCCCATAGCATCAATCGTAGTGGTACTGAATTTCCGCCAAGCTAAACGACCTTCCCCGAGCAAATCTAAGTGCATCAATTGCAAATTAGCGGTCTCGAATTCCAGACCATAGATACCCGGTTCACGTATCACGTTGCCAAATACTCTGCTGCCATTTTTGTTCAATTTAAGCGAACTGGCTATGTCTTCCAACATGCCACGAGTATTGGTCCCTGCACTTCTAGCAGCTGTGTATTCTTTCAGCTTTCCTCTTGCAGACAGTACAGTCTTACGAAAATCTCCCTGCTCAGTATGCTTCACAAGTAATTTAACGTGAGCATTAAGCTGTGCCTGCAAATCTTTCTCAGACATTAGAGGCCCAAGCATATCTACACTGTCTCTCGGAACTGTAATCGACTGCACCGGCTCAACCTGTGTAATCGACCCAGACCTTACCAGCACTCCCCGACAAAGCGGATGATACGGTGGCGTATCCCAGCCTTTGTCTTGAATCTGCGAACTCGACATCTGGCTAAGCTGCGACACGTTTTTCTTATTCTGGCTTGGCCACGGAGCCACTGACTTCATATCATCAGGGTTTGTTGTGGACATCCACGTTTCCAATTTCGTCCGAGCCTGAGCCACATTGAATTTGCGCCCGTGCATCGTGCGGCACACTGGGCATGTCCTACCATCAAGCTGTTCATTTATCTGAAAGCTGTCAATGCCACGCGCTGTCGCCTCAATCGTAAAACCCCAGCTGGCCAGCCGAGACGTATGCAGGCTTGAGCCGATATCGATGAAGCCCTTACCGTTCTTGCCAATGCTGCTAACAAACTGACGGGGAAACGGTACTGGATCAGCTTTCTGAATCGCCGCCTCCTGCTGATCGACCTGTTCTTGCCCGAGCATCTCGATAGCCAAACGACACACCGACTGAGTGGCGTTCTCTTCCATCATAATAATCAGATTATTCGCTGCCAGCTTTATTTCTTCTGGCCTGCCCGAATCCATGAAGACGGATTTACGCGGGTCTCCGCTAAGCCTGCTCGCTCCAAAGAGAGCTGCCTGCATTCCGATAAATTCGACAAAGCGCCTATTCTCCTCAGCTGCCGCAGCCAAACTGAGTCCCTCACAGACATCCACTGCTGCTGCAAAGTCACCTGAGTTGACCAGCTCAAGTATTTCTCGTGTCGTCGTCGCAGCGTCGCGTCTCCAGCTATTCAGTAAACGGTTGCTGAGCGACTTTTCAAGGACTAAGAAACTCTCAATGCTGACGGTCATCGGCGTGCTCTGGAATAGAACTGGCCGCACCGAGAAGCTCAACAGCCCCCATCAGATCGTGGTCAATCGCACTCATCATTCGCATCGTGCAATAGCCATCGAACTTCTGCCGTTCGTCGTCACTCAATCGAATGATTTGCTGGCGCATGATCTCGACATCGGCCTCAGACAATTCGTTGGTCATTTGACCACGGCACCATTGCGCTACCAGCTCCATCATGTCGAACGTATCCATAGCCTGCACCCTGCTTGGCGGCACTACTGGTTGCGGTGCTGGCGCTCCGGGGGCTGGCGTACCGGGAGCTGGCGTACCGGGCGGAGCCAGATTAGCGATTATCGGCGGAATCTCTGGCTCTTCATTCGGGTCTTTCTCTTCGAACTCATTCGGCTTCAGACTCATGCCGGTGATTTCGTTGACCGCTTCGATACGGCCTTCCTTACTCAAATCTTCCTTCACGAAGCCGAGCGCTTCAAGCTGGTTATTGATGTCCTGCACAGTCAACGGCAACGACCGGTAAACGTACACGCCTTCCGGGTCAAGCTCGCGCATGATCGTATTATTGATGATCTCATCGAACTCATCCCGTTCAGGCCGGAATACTTGCGCCTCAGTTACCGTGTAGCTGGCAAACGCCGTAGCAAAACTGTAGTCATCAGCCTTGCCCACGAATATCGGAGGAAGACGGAATGAAGACCGAACCCGCATCTCGCAACGCTCGTCGTATTTCTCGAACATCGAATCGCTCATACGCTCAGAGCCGAATCGTTCAACCGTCACACGGACATTACCCGGCGAATCAATTGAACCACCTGTCGCCGCTACTTCGACAATGCCTGCACGATGAAAGCTCGATCCTCGGCCAGACATATATTGCTGCAATTGCTTGCGCACTTCGGTTGTCAGCTCACCACCCTGAATCAGAACCAGTGCAGGTGGCAGACCGCCGCTATTGAAAAAGTCAAGGTTCAGCTCTTCCGCTTTACGGCTACCCAGCACTGACGGAATCTGATTGATCCAGCGGGGCACGCCATAAGCCGAGTTCACGTCCTCGTAAATCTTAAACTCCAGAATCTCGGTGGCCCGTTTCTCTGCTGGCAACGTACCTTCAGCCCACTCACCACTATCCCGATCCAATTCGCGACTGCCCGCATACTCTTTGAAGTACACCATCTTAGTGCCTTGCTTCTGCACATAACGGCGCTCACGGACGTTCATCAGGATTTTCATATCCTCGCCATCGCGCTTCAATGTCTGCTCAACCTGTACCGCTTCATCTAGCTTGACAAGGCGTATCTGATTTGCAGGAATGCGTTTCAGAAACATCAACGTGCCATCCAGCGCACGCAGCACTTCCATGTAGGCATACCCGTAAATCTCAAGATCGCGTCGGGTCTCTCGCCGCAGTGTCATAAACGAAGTGCGTGGAAACGGCTCTTTGAACCACTGCTCAATACGCTCCTTCTCAGGGTCTTCCGAAAGCGGATCGTCTTCCTCGTCTGGCGCAGCCTTTTCGATTACTGAACCGGTGCCATCGATATTAACTTCCATCGCAGCAACCATTTGGCCCAGCGAATTGTTTTTCTGCGACAGCGACGATAGCTGTTTCGGGTCATACGGGGGACGCAGCAATTGCGCGTTCGGATCATTGGCTTTCTTCGGGTTAAAAAAGAACGCCTCAAACGCATCGTCCTTTTCGATGTCGCTGCCGGACAGCACCTGCTTATCCTGCTTGCTGACTTTGCCACTACGGACAATCGTCATGTGCGAGCCGCCCTGAACGCCTAGCACAGTATCTAGCGGTACAACATTCGTACCCGGCTCATCGCCACCACTTGAGAACTTGACTGCCATGCGATCTGTCCAATTGATTGGATGCTCGCATCATACAGCTTCTATTCGGAAAACGGGCGCTTTATATCTTTTTCTCATCGTTTTGCAACGATTCTGCGATCTTTTGGGTCACTTGCAGATTTTCTACAATCTTGCCGACTGTCGAATTCAGTGCCTCAACCTTATTCCACAGCGTACCAAAGTCAGTATTCAACTTATCAAACGGCGATTGCTCAATAGACCCTACTGGTATCTCCATCATCTGCGGCAACGAATTCATATCCATAAAATGATCGACCGTCTTCTGAAGCGAATCAAGATGCTTGTGCAGTGCATCCACATGAGCCTGCCCGGTCTGAACTCCCTTTGGACGAATACCGGCATTCCACATTTCCTGCATCAGCGTATCAGCCTGATCGTAATCAAGCGCCAACGTCGGCACATCAGGACTCATAATCGCACCCGGCTCGATACAGCTTTCCTCGACAGTCGTAAATGCCCGGTGATATGACTCCCCATTCGTGCCCTCGCCCATCCAGTACAGATCGACTTTCTGCGTCATGATGTTGCGATTCGCGTACCAACGCCAAACTTTGTTGTGCTGAAACTTCATGTCAATTCGCCCAAATTAGGGGATGGTAAGGGTAGGGGGTCATCGTCTTAACGCGGGAGACGGACACTGAGCGCCCCGGTTTAAGCGTAACCCTGTGTATTCAGACGGATTCTTTTGATATCGCTCACAAGCCTCCTTGAACGCTTCGAAGTGAACGGGTATCTCTTTCACCGAATCCACCAGTATGCTGGCGCAGAACCACGGCCAATCGTGTCTCGAATAGAACGTCACTTTTCTTTTACCGTCCAAACGCCTTTGCATGTTCCTGCCGACGAAATACATCGACTGCTGCTTCTTGGGTTTTTTGCGCTTCCCGCGTTTTCTAGCCATCGGGATTTAAGACATCATACGCTTTTCTCAGATCATGCAAAGTAATTGACTCAAACGGGCTGGCAGCAACATGCGCTTTGGCGAATGGGTACAGTACGACCTTCACCACTCGTACCTCATCGATCAATTTGGCCATCTTTGTAATTGCTACTTCTGCCTGATCCTCGATAGCAGTATTCAGACGATCTACTTCGAACTCCAGCCCCTGCACTTCAGCAGACATGATTGCCAGTTCCCCGGCTATCTCGTCATCTGTCTTGTAAAATTTGTCACTCAGCTTTCTCAAACGTTCTGCCGTCTTCATTCAAGCATCCCCTTTTCTATGGCGAAACTATCGCTCAGCTCAATTTTAGCACTGCACCCAATCTCTATATCGTCTTCCTGATCGAGTATCGCCCCAAGTGGTATCCAGATACGCTCGGCCTCGTAGTCCACCAAAACGGCTTTCTCAGTACGATGTACCACGTCAACGTCAAACCAATGTGTCACGGTGTCATCCTATTGTCGGTACTGGAATCTCAACTGTTTCACCCAAGTTATTCAATCCCAGCTGCACGTCAACCGGGAAATCCAGTTGCGGCTTCCATCCAAATGTCCCCAGCGGCAAGTTCTCCATTACCGCCTTAATTCGTTTTGCCCACTCCATGTATTCGTCTTCCGGCACATAGAAACTGAGACTGTCGTGCGTGAAACCGAACAGCCACAGATCAGGGAATAGCTTATCGAGTTCGGCCATCGCCAGCAGACCCATATCGGTCAACGTGGCCTGTACTCCGGTGTTAATTGCTTGCCTCTCCTGCTTGGCTCGAATGTCCTGCATCCACGTTGTGATCAACGGCAAATGTCGGATTCTTCCCAGCGGTGACTCGATGTACTTATGCTCCCTCGCGAATTCCCTTACCTCGTCGTGCCACGGATGCAGTCGATCATACAGATTGAAAAACGCATCAATAAATTTGTACGCTTCTTGCAGCGTTATCTCCACTCCATAGCTCTTCCAAGCATAATCGACAAAGCCCTCGGCTCCCATCGTATAGATCAGTCCGAAGTTGCCAGCTTTGCCCCCTTGCCGTATCGCTGCAATCAGTGGATCGTTATTTGCCCACATCTCCAGCGCTTCATCGTATTCATAACCGTTCAATTGTGCCCCGGTCTTCAGATGCAAATCGACACCATCCTTATACGACTGGATCATCGTCGGCTCTTCCGCGATACAAGCTGTAATCCGCAGCTCTCCCTGCTGAAAATCTAAGTCCAGAATCACATAGCCTTCAGGCGGCACATAGACGCTTCTCAGCGGCTTTGCCCAATCTGTACGCTTCGGTAGCGTCTGGTACGCAGGTTCCTTACAGGACGTCCTGCCCGTTCTCCCGCCACTATCATCGTCCTTCGCATCATCCCCATGAAATTTCCCGCGAAACAGAATATAGCTCGGATGAAACCGGCCATCGGCTCGCAGGTGGGTCATGAACCCATCGATGTACGTGCTCTTCGTTTTGCTCGCTTTGTTGAACTCCAGCAAGCATTCAATAAATGGTCCCGCCACATCGTGCTGACTGAACAACTGGAAGTGATCCGCGCTGGTGCTCGGTACTTTCGTCTTTGCAGTCATCATCTTCGGCTTGAGATTCAATCCCTGTTTCGTGAACAGGAAATCCGACACAATCTTTGGGCGGCTCGGACGCAAATCACGATAGTGCTTATGCCTGAGTCGATACGGCAGCATGTCGATCATGCGCTCCTGATTCGTCTCAAGCACTTGGGTCACTTCCTCGTCCAATTGCTTGTACTTATCCATATCCACGACCATGCCCCGAAATTCCATTTTCCTCACAGCGTGCTGTGCCGGGTGCAGCAGTTTCGTATAGAACCGCGCCAACCTCTTTTGCTTCAACAAATCAGATCGCATTCTCACCGCAACCCGATAACAGGCATCGGTATCGCCCCCGGCATACTGGATCACGTCCGTCCTTGGCACCAAATCCATGCGGCTCTTATCGTACTTTCGATTGAACTCGTCGTCATACCCGCCAATCGTCGTGTAAATCTTCGCGTGCAGATTCAGACTATTGCTACGGTTCTCCTGCAACAGCGAACCGACTAGCGTCGTGTCCAGCTTGAACCCACTGAAATCTTGAATGTGCCATTTCCATTCCAGCCACAGGGCATCGAATTTGAAGTTCGATCCGTACACCTTGACCCACCCGTCCATGCCCCGACAGATCGCAGCCAAAATATCCCAATCCAAACTCTCTAGCTCGTCACCCATTTCGAAATACATAACGAACGATGACCCCTGCGCTACCGTAATGCTCAGCGCCACAATGTGCGCGTCAGGGTTCACGTAATCGAAACCAACTGTTTCCAGATCGACTCCCACTGGAATCGCTTGCTTGCCGCCCTTCTCATACAGTTCGGTAATCAGCGCAAGCACCGGCACAAGGCTTTGGACTTCGCTGTACGCGCCAGTCTCGGGCATCAATAGTCCGGTATCCATTAGCCGCTTGGCCAGCTTAATGTCCCATAGAATCTCTGGGCGTCGCCCCCAATCAATGAATGCGAGTCCCGCATCCCACGTAACCAGATAGTTGCCAATGCCATGCCCGAGCAACTGACCGCGCATACTGGTGATCGCTCGGTTCTTTGGCGTATGGCCCAGCACCCCAAGCTCTTTCAGATTGTCTTTGCCGAAGGTCAGACACACATCGCCAGAATGAATCGCCCCCGGAAATTGCTGCAAACACTGATACTGGCAATCCAGCTTCATCAGCTGGGGCCTCACAAAGTCTTTGAACGATTTGGTGTCGTAATCAGCCCACGCTATTAGCGCCATTCAGTTTTCTCCATTTCCCCTCGGCCTCGCAAGCCCATGTTCTTTTTCTTCCCGGCTCGCATCTCTTCAATGCTTCTCTGAACGACCGGACTCCACTGAAAACAGTCTGCATCTTAAAATCCACTTCCTTCGCATCAACCACCGTGCAGAATGACGTCGAACTCAGGCCATTGAAGCACAACAGCACATACAAATCGTACCGAATATGGACGCACACCGCACTCTGATTCATCTTGCTTCGGTGCATCGAAGACACAATCCGCATCGGGCAGACCAACCGCATAGTTGGAACCATCGGAATCGCCAATCGTCCACTACCGCTTAATCGCTTCGCCCCCACTTCAAGGTGCATCCCCAGCGCATCCGCTATCCAGTAATAATGCTCTTGCGGGATATACGTTTTCATTTCAGCGACCTCCAATTGACTTTGCCATCTGACTGGCCAGCCGCTTCAATCTCCCCGACCTGAATACCGAAATACGTCAGATCGAATCTCACCAGACTAAACTCTTCGGTTCTACCCGGCTCATTCTTACTCGGGGAAATCACTCGTTTTCCATTATGCACCGCTGTATTGACGGTCCACACAATCTCTTCATCGTCCAACCCCGGCATCAGGCAACCAGTCGTAACCTGATCACCTATCGAAAATTCTTTGAGTAGCTCTGCCTCCATGACCGCGCTCCTATGTCCCTACCTGCCCAATCACGTCGATATTTGGCATCGGCGTCACAAACTTGAATCCAGTTCCAGACAGGACTGCACCAATGCAGCGTCTAGCCGTTAGCTCGTCAATCCCGTTAAAGTGAACCGACGTATAACCATTCTCGATATACGACTCATTGAATCCCGCCGCAATCAAGGCAGTCGAATGAACCGCTACCGGCCCCTCAACCCGAATGCTTAAATTATTACCAGTCCAGCGAGCACCAAACTTCAACTTATGCCCGTCAACCAGCCCTATGCAGTGATACACGCTCGATTCGCTCGTGCCATTCACCGGCTGATACATCGTATTGGCGTTGGCCAGCTTCACCTTGTGCATTTTCAGCGCCTGTTCAACTGAGAACTCCGTCAACGGCGGGGGCGCTTCTTCAATCGGCTCCCCATGAACTTTCTTGTCAAATGCTGTCCCCTCCATCGCCTCTTCTGCTGCGATATCGTCAGGCTCGTCTATCATTGATGACGCAAACGACTCTTCAAAATCATCAGCTTTATTCGGCTCAGCTATCGAACCAGCTTCCGCTTTCAAGCTCTCGTTCATCGCATTCGTATCGGCATCGGACCACTTCGGGGTTTTGCCCAACTGCGTCAAACAGATTGACAGAGCGCCCTTCAACTGTGGGCCAATAGAACTCAGAATTGCTGCTGGCAGCATGCCCTCTTGGGCCATCTTGAGCGTACCGGATTTGATCGGCATATCTTTCACAATAGGATGACCGGCATCGCCAAATGCCAGCTTGCTGCCCGAATTATTCGTGTGAGCGTAGATGCCAAGATCGTCCATCTCATTGACCTGAGTGGGCGTCAGCCCGAGTGCGAACCACTCGTTAATCTGCGCTACTGTAATTTTATGCTGAATCACTTTTTGCCTCCATGACTATCATTCTACTCTGCCAGAATGACGCCCGTTTGTCAAATTTATTCAACTTTCAGCGCACCGAACAAACAGTGCTCGGTCTTCACTGGATTCACTGTCGTGACGTTCGGCGCGGCCTGTGCTTTGCTCGTTCCCTTACCCTTGTGGCTGTGCGCCTTCGAACCCTTGACCTCTTTGCAGTGGTAGTGCTTCATCAGGAAATCTACCTGCGATTTCGACTCCACTGCCTTCTTGCAATAATTCTTTCGGACATAGCTGATCTGATCTTCTTCATCAGTCAACACTGAAACCAGTGCACTGAGCACCAGCCCGGTTCTGCCGTGGCCACCAATGCAACCAATGTGCACTTTCTTCCCGGCTCGAATCTCGTCAGCCAGCCAATCGACCAACTCTCTGAACTCGTCAGCATTTGTGGGCGGATGGTTATCTTTAATCTCGTAATGAATCGCCGCACCCGCTATCCACGGAAACCTCTGCTTGTGACTTTTCATGCCCCAATCGAGGCCCACATAAACATCGGCATCTTCATGAATCGGGCTGCTACACGATCCGCCATAAACGAATTTCGTGCCTCCCTCTGAAATCTTCAACTCCAGCGGCGGGTGACTGTGATAGCAGCGCTTAAACGAAGACTCGCCCCATTTCGACTTGGATTTCGTATCTTTCCAGTCGATCACGTTGCTATCTTTTGACCACCCTTCTGCTTTCCCTGTTGTCATCGTATCGCCTTTGATTTCTTGACCTTGACTCCCGGCATAATCTGCAAGTACATTTTCTCTTCCATCGCCTTTTTCTGGGCGGCTTGCTGCTGTGCCAGTTTCACTTTCTCCAATACGGCCTTGTTCTCGGCGATGAACACCGGATCATGACCATACTGCTGCATATTCTTAGCCTTCTGGCTGCTGTAACTCTGGACTGCCCCGAGCTTCTCGACCACATCCCACGCTACCCACGGATTGACCGTCACCCCGAGCAAATTCTCCATTTCCTCAACAAAAAGATGGTGCTCAGTCTTCGTATGCGGACAATTGCCCGACTTAATCAAATTCGGTATCTGGCCACCCCGCTGGCAATCCAGCACGGTGTACAGCGACGTCGAATCGTAATGCTTAAACTGAAAGCCCTTGTTGAAAATCGGCCCGTTATTGTGCGCCAGCGTGTAACCGATATCGAGCATCATCTCGATGCTAATCTGGCCATTCACACAATCTCTGATCGCCTCAGTAACTTTGCCCCAAGCCGGACCACCGTAGCTCGATGACCACTGCAACTCATTGAACACGTCGCACAAATAGTCCAGATACGGCCCCAACTTCAAGTCGCCAGTGTAATTGTACAGCGCGTTCTGGCTATGCTTCTTCACCGACTTCGTGAATTTCACACACTCCAGACCATGCTTCGTCTGCAAATTATCTTCTTGCGAATTCGTCAGATGCCGCGACTCTCTCGTCGTCGTAATCAACACGTAATGAAATAGCCGTGCACCGGCCACATTCAACGTTTTGTGATATTTTTCGATCAGCACCAACTTCTGACCAAGCGGCTCGTCAGGGGAAACCTGCGCCCCCATCTCGTGCATCATGTGCTGGCCTAAATAGAAGCTGAGTGCCTCTACCTCTGGATGCTCTTCTTGACAGGAATTGACATGCGCCTTCGCATACTTCCCAGCGTCCCGCAACAGCACCTGCGACAAATTTCTCGCCATTGTGCCGGGGCGTTCACTGCGATGGTATGCAAGCGTGTCGTAATCGTGGATCATTCAATTGCCTCCATGTCTATCCACCAACTCTACCGAAGTGGACAACGTTTGTCAAATTTATTTGAACGCTTTCGTCGCCTTGACCAACCACGAAACATCGAAATCTCTGACGAATTTTTCCTGCTCCTTCGTCTCTACAGCGTGATGGCTGTACAAGTTTCTGATCCCGGCAACATAATCACTCGGATGCCGCTGCCACCATCGAGTCGTCGCTCGGTGCGCTACCTTTATCAGTAGTGCCAGAAACATTCCGGTGCGGCCCTTGCCACCCCAGCAACCAACATACGGAACAATCCCGCCCTTCATCAACACGATAGTGCTAATTAGGGCACTCTCGATCAGCTTAGGATTCGGGACACTGAAATCTTTAATCGGACAATCCACCATAAACGGCAGATCAAGCTCTGCGGCCAACTTAATGCCCGGTTGCGTCGGCGGCTTCTCTTTGTACGGACCTGCCGATATTGGACACGTTCCCCACGGAAACAGTATCGCAAACGTCTTCGGCTTCTGCTCAAAATACTGTCCAATTGATTGGACGGTGTTCTGCTCAGGCAAATCGAAATACTCGTCGTACTGACGATTCACTCTGTTATGCCGATCATTCAAATACTTGGAGCGGCTCATTTTATTCGTGCCCCCCAAACCAATCGATAGTTCGATAATTCCAATACGCATCGATTTTCGCAAAATAGATTGAGCGACCGTGCGTGATTTCCCACAGAAAAGCGTGGGTCACGTAATAGGTCGCTTGCAGATTTTCCCAAAATGAATGTTTCACGTTTACCTCCGTGATTTACGTTTATTCATTCCACCATTCTGCCTGAATGGTTCACGTTTGTCAATGGCCGCACAATGCTGACAGGGCCATTCCTGCCGCTTGGCTTTCCGGCAAAATGCAATCTCGCATTTCCCATCGCAACCAAAACATCCCTCGTACACTATGAACTTTCGCGTGTCTCCACACTCAGCGCACAACGGTTCGTAATAAGATAATTGCTCCAGTCGATTGCTCTCCACAGTCAACAAGAGGTCACCGTAACGACGATTGCCCTCGGGGTGAGTAATGGGTGCCGACAGATAGATCGCTTCCCTGAGCCAATCTAGGGCGCTTGAGCCTTCTGCATAGCCCATCTTTTGAACCCACTTCAACCAGCTGAGCGGGATTCTAACTCCCTGCGGACTGCTGGTCTTTCTTTTTCCGATATACAATGCCACGGTCGATATTGATCCTTCTCGGTGCTTCGATCACAACCTTCACGCCATGCCGCTTAATGTCAGCGCCAGTCCCGGCGCTCACCCTCACTGACTGCATAATTTCTACAGCTTGCTGATCGGTTACCTCCACGATCTTGTGCAGTGCTGGCTGATAGACTTTCAGCTTAAAGCAAAACTCGTGTCGAATCTCATGCAATTCCACCCGTACATCATCGACATAAAAATCGTTGTACGGCTCGTCTGGATAAAGCTCTAATACCAGTCCCATGCTAAACCTCCATGCTCAATGCCTCTAGCGCCCTGCGGGTCACTTTCCAAATTGATCCCCCCTTCGTTCCGGGTCGAGCTTCCACTCGTTCGATCAAACCTTTGTGCATCAACACGATCAACTGGCTCGATACGTCTGACGTATTCTGCCCGCTCACCCCACACAAATCTCTGGTCGTTACAGTCTCCGGGTACATCGAGGCGACGTGCCCCAGACACTTCTTCAATTTCGTGCCCTGCTCGGGCATCTTGAACTCGCGCTTCGGTTGCGTGTGGATTCGATAACCCCCGTCTGGCAATTTCGCCCAAACGTATCGATACAGGCCGCACATACAACGCTGCACAATATCCATATCTGTCACTTCGTACCAAGCCCTGCTGTGGCATTTCGGGCACTCGTCCCGTTCGTTCATGACACGTGGCTGCTTCCGCACAATAGTGACTGCCATATCCCCTCACTTGAGCACGTCGAACACTAAGCGACTCTGCGAGACAGCTTTCGGCTTTTCCCGAACCGGATTACCTGAATCCGCCATCATCTTAAACAGCTTCGCGGCGACGTGCTCGCCTCCGATTTCCTTAGCAAAACCCTCGTCAATGACAACAATGCCATCGCTATCCAGCAACTCTTGCAAATTCGTCACTCTGGAAACCACTTTCCAACCATTCTTTCGAAGTTGGTCAATCTCCTGAGTCACGCAGTGCTGTGAAGGCACTAAAACTGCTATCTTCTTCAATTGGCTCAACCCTTTCGTGTAAATCAATGTGGCCAAGCGTTCTTTCAGAGCAGTCGTGTCGAGGACATTACCTGACTCTCCAACCAGTTTCCAGAGCATCTCGTCCGACGACAACTTCTCTTCCCCTGAAATCGTCAGATCGATGTAGCACTCTGTGATCGAATCGTCCTCGTTCGCCTTGATCAAAAAGTCTTTGAATTGCTTGCTGTCACTACCTTCTGTCGTAATATAGCGGTTCTCGAACACCGAGTCATCAATGTGCGATCTAATCAAAACATTGTTGGCATCTTTCAATGCCCACTCCAGAATTTTGGATGCAACTGGATCAACTTTGCCCTTCGTTAGCGGCAACTCTTCAAGCCAAACGCGCCCGGTGCTGCCATCTATCGTGATCTTCTGAGGAAATCCAGACAGATCAGGTAAATCTGTGCACCCGACTACGCAGTGCTTCTCAAGCGACCGTCCAACAACTGCCGCGTGGCTGGTAGCTCCACCGGTTCGGGTCAGAATGCCAACACTTGCGGCCATTCCACCGAAATCTTCTGGCGTCGTCTCGTCAGTAACCAAAATCACCGGCTTATCTTTGCCGACGAGCTTAGCTTGCTCTGCGGTCGTAACCACATGGCCTACAACGAATCCCCCACCAGCTGCAATACCCTTGTATTGATGCGGCGGCGTCTCGCCCTTGACCCTAATCTTCTTCATCGCCATGTACTGCTTGGCGGAAACCCGGCTAACAGCGTCAGCCTGACTAATCAAACCCTCGAATGCCATGTCATGAGCAATTTTGAAAGCTGCTTTCGCGCTTCTCTTGCCAATCCGGCACTGGAGCATCCAGAGCTTCCCATCTTCGACGGTAAACTCCAAATCCATCATATCGCGGTAGTGCTCTTCTAATTTCTCGGCGTACATCAGCAACTCAGCTGCTGTATCCGCACCGAACGCTTCCAACTCACTGATTGGATTCGGCGTCACTACCCCGGCAACCACGTCCTCTCCCTGTGCATTCACAAGGAATTCGCCCATCAATTCGGCCTCGCCGGTCGCTGGGTCTCTGGTGAAACAAACACCGGAGCAGGACTCTTCATTCTTGTTGCCAAAAACCATCATCTGAATGTTCACGGCAGTGCCCATGCTATTCGGAATATCGTGCATCTCACGGTATTCGATAGCTCTCGGGCTGTCCCATGAATCAAATACTGCCCGTATTGACCCCAGCAACTGCTGCTTCAACGTCTCGGGAAATCCCTTGTTGTTGAACGTCATATACAGGGTTTCGAAATTCTCTTTCGCCTTTTTCATGTGCTTGAGACTCAAAATCATCTCAGCTTCGTTCGCTGGCGGCGCTGGCAGGTTGTACTTGTACGTCAACAACCAGCCCCACTCTTTCGAAAATTCCTTGGATTCCATCGACGCAACGGTAGTGCCATACATCTGCACCTGTCGGCGGCGGCAATCAAGAGTGGCCAATAAGCCCAGCTTATCTGCCCACTCGTCAAAATTATGATTCGTCAGCCCGATGTTCAACAGGGTGTCCATCATCCCCGGCATCGAGTGCTTAGCACCTGACCTGACTGACCAGAGGGGCATGTAGCCCAACTCTTCTTCAATCTCCAGCAACGCTGGCATCACGTGGTCATCAATCAAGTCGCACAAAAATCCGGTCGTCTCAGCGACCTCTTTCATTGCGCGGTATTCGTTGCAGACGGTCGTCGGAATCGTGATCCCAAAAGGAACCGGCATTCCGAGATTCGCCATCTCAGCTAAATTCGCTCCCTTACCACCGAGCAAATCAGACATGGTGGCATCGCCATCAGTCTTAAATCCAAATTTTGCAATATCGGTCATTTTTACCTCTTAACGCGGCAGACGGGTGATGCAAAATGATTTGCGGCTTACAGCATACGGCGGCTGAGATTCAATGGTCACTCGATAGCGCCCTAAAATGCTGCAACGTCGAATTCGAATATCTTGGACTTCAACTTTTACGATTTTGCCACGGAAAGTCGAATTTCCTTTTTTGACAGCAAAATCAGCACCAACAGCATTTTTAGCAGATCGGCTCATGCGATCT